AGTATTACTCCACACTGTTCCATGAGCTTGTCCATTCTACTGGCAACAAGAAGCGCCTAGACCGTGACATGCGTCCGCTTATGCTCAGCACCCACAGCTACTCTAAGGAGGAGTTGGTTGCAGAGATTGGCAGTGCATTTCTTTGTCACCACACCGGGATTGACGGGGTGATTGAGAACCAGGCTGCTTATTGTCAGTCCTGGTTGAGTGCCTTGAAAGATGACCGGAGCTTTATCCTCAAGGCTGCACGAGAAGCGGATAAGGCATTTAGGATGATAGCAGGAGAGCAGGGATGATGACACAGGATGGTTGGAAGGCGTTGTACGAGTTTGAAAAAATGCAAGCAAAGCATAGGGAGATGGAAGAAATGAGTGAAAAAAAACAGAGTCCCACAGAGGATTCCCAGAAGAGTTTAGATGGGCAGAGCCATCCTACTTTGAATCAGGCAGCATGGCACGATTCGATCAACAAGGTGGACCACCGCCTGAAGATGAACGAAGTGCTAGACGCTTTGATTGTCAGATACGGGCGGAACGCCAAGATCAAGGATGTTATCGATCAGATTTACGACGAAGCCTATAGGGCTTATGAGGAGAAGGTAAATGGAGGGGAGAAAAGCTGAGCACTTTTCAGCGTCATCAATCTCGGCTTACGAGCGGTGCCAGAAGCTGTACGACTATGAGTACAACCAGCGCTACCGCACAACCAACATCAGTACCGCGCTAAAGACTGGGCTCATGATGCATGAAGCTCAGGAGATGTACCTGCGCGGCACTAGCCAGTCAGCCGTTATTGAAAACATAGAGCAGGAGGTTAGGGATAATGGGTGGGATGAAGATCCCCTCCTTCTCCCCAAGCTCCGCTCTTACATCAAGGGCTACTATGTCCACTGGGAGGATGATGACGCAAATGCGTTTGATGAGAAAAGGTATGAGGTGCTGGAGATAGAGGAGGACTTTAGGTTTAACGCGTTTGGTCCAGACACTGATTCCCCTGCATTTGTCGGAAGAATAGATGCTGTGTTGAAGGACACCAGGGATGATTGCATCCTCTTGATGGAGCATAAGAATGTATCCAGCAAGGACTGGCAAGATCCAACAAGCCTGTCATGGCAGTCTCTCCCGATGAATAACCAGGTAACCATCTACGCTGAGCACCTCAAGCGGAAGTACGGTCTGCCTGTTTACCTTTGGTATGACGTTGTTCTGACAGCGCCTAACACCAAGCCGAAGATTAAGGACAGAAAGACAAAAGCTCGAGAGAGCATTGAGGAGTTCGAGGAAAGACTTGCCGATGAATACACTGGGGACAAAGGCGAGGACAAATTCATAAGGAGAAAGATACCAGTACTAGAAAACAGCCAGAGGCTAAGGATGATGGAGATAGTGGAGATAGCTCAAGAGGCTAACCGCATGATCCATCCAAAGAGAAACACTCAATCATGTCGCAGCTTTGGTGGCTGTCCATTCTTCCAGTGCTGCTTAGGCACGGAGAGGGTGGAAGAGTCATCTAAGTTTCACATCGTAGAATCACTTTACAAGGAGAAGGAATGAGCAACCGCTTTAGTATCGTATCCGCACCGGTTGATATTCAGATTCCGCCACCACGGCTTGTCATTTACGGCCAGCCCAAGATTGGCAAAACACTTTTCGGGGCAAGCTCTGTTGACCCCATCTTCATCCAGACCGAGGATGGAGCCGCAGGGGTTAAGGTCCCCAAGCTTCCAGAGACACCATGCACATCATGGGACGAACTCATGCAGTGCCTACGCGTTGTAATGAAGGAAGACCATGACCGTAAGACATTGGTACTGGACACTCTCGATCAAGCTGAAGCTCTGGCTGCTAAGAAAGTCTTGGAGGAAGTCTTCGGGGGGAACAAAGAGAAGTACATGGCTTACTACAAAGGTCCTATCCTCGCTGGGGAAATGATCTCAAATGTCCTCCTTGCCCTAGATCACATCCGGGCAAAGAAGAAGATGAACGTTATCCTGATAGCGCATGATGGACTCCAAGCAGGAGCCAATGCACTGGGTGATGACTTCAAGAAGTGGGCTCCAAACATCAGCAAGTATGCGTGGAACCGAGTCCGTGATTGGGCTGATCAGATTGGTCACGTTCAGTCAGAGTTTCGAGTTGTTGACGGTAAGGCCAAGGAGCTTGGCAAGAACCGCACTATTCATTTCGTTGGCAGTCCGGGCAGAGATGCTGGTTGCCGAGCTGGGTACGAGATGCCCGACAAGATTAAACTATCCTGGGATGAATACCGGGAACACATGGGAGATAGAATCAATGGCTAAAATTGGTATGGTAGTAACAGAAGAAGAGGCCCGAGAAGCTACGGCAGGAGCACCTCGACGCTTTGGACCAGGCAACTACAACTTCACAGTTGTTGAGGCTGACCTGATGGAGAACTCCGCATGGAAGTCTTCAAAGGTTAAGCTGATGATGTTGGCTGAGCATGGTGGTCGTGACTACAAGATCTTTGATGACCTCTGGTTGTCGGAGAAGGCGAAGTGGAAGTACGCTCGTTTCGTTAAGGCCATTGGGATGGATCCAACCGAAGACCTGGACACTGAGGATTTCCTTGGCAAGGGCGGAGTGTTCCGACTCAAGAAGCAGAGTGACAGCGACTATATGGAACCCGGCACTTACTACACGCCAGAAGAGGCAAGTGTGGAGGAGCTTGGTCCGTTTGAGAATGATCCAAGCAACAAGCCCGCCCCCAAGGTGAGCGTTGCTGACGACGACGTTTTCTTCTAATCTAAATTTGGGCCGGGTTAGCGCTAATCTCCCGTGCTCCCTATTCCGTGCTAGGGTTCCTGTCTGGGGTTTAGGTTTTTCCCCCAGGCAGGGCCCGGCCCTTTCACTTTCAGGAATCCCATGAAGATCGACATTAACGCTAACAGCTTGAAAAAGCTGGTTAGACTGCTGCGCATTGTTGCCGATGAGCTAGACGCAATGTGTCAGGAAAACAGAGCAGTCAAAGAAACGAAGACAGTGGCACTGGTCACCAAGGACGATGCCGCTGTCGATGACATTGTTACCTACTACAAGAACATACATCCACGCAGAGCTAGATCTGTAGGCCCATCACATAAAGACTGGAAGCTTATCCAGAAAAGACTCAATGACGGCTACAAGCCAGACGAGCTCAAGGCTGCTATACTGGAAAACTCAAGGAGACCATGGTGGGTAGAGCAGGGCCGTCACGGCATTTTCGACATTATGGGCAAAGATGCAAATCTAGATAGCTTCATTCAACAACGTTCTAAGGGAGGCGCTCGTGGAGAGTATGGCTACACTGCTGGGAGTAAAGAGTTCAACAGCACCATCAAAGGGTTCGGGGATTGACTGGGAGGCAAAGGTTGCTCAGCTCGCAAGCATGACGGTAGAGCCAGAAGAGATTGATGACTTTACCGAAGAAGAAAGAGTCATGACCAATGAAGAGCTTGAGTTTGCCGCAAGGCGTCAAGGCATCCCTCAAAGAATTATAGACACTCTCCGGTCAGACGTTAAAGCCACTGAGGCAATCCTGCGAATCAAGTCTTTCTTGGAAGCTCCTCGTGAGGCGTGGTGCTTGGTTCTTGCTGGCCCCAAAGGTTGTGGCAAGAGCACGGCGGCAGGCTTGTATCTGTGGGAGAAGACTCGCCCGGATTATAAGTCTCCCCCGAAGGACATGCGATGGTGGACCGCTGCCCGTGTTAGCAGAATTAGCAGCTTCAATGACCAACTAGACCAGGTGATGAAAACCAAGATGATTGTCATTGACGATCTTGGAGTGGAGTACCTGGATAAAAATGGCCACTTCAATCACCGCTTAGACGAGCTGATTGACGACCGTTACTCCAACTACCGCAAAACCATAATCACCACCAACCTCAATGCTAGAGATTTTCAGAGTCGCTATGGCGACCGAGTTGCTGATAGGATTAGGGAGGGATTCAAGCATGGTGGGGCTTACGTCGAGATTGATGGAGCTACACTTAGGGCATGAGGTTGCTATGGGGAAGTACAGTAGGGACAAGGGGGCTAGGTTCGAGAGAGCTATAGCCAAGGGGTTAAGGGTAGTCTTTGGGGAAAGGACTATCCGAAGCTCCGGCCAGTGTTTCAGTGGAGATACTAGGGCTGATGTGGATTGCCCTAAGATCTGGGTAGAATGCAAGGTGGGGAAAAGGCCAAATATAAAGGCTGCTCTTGAGCAGGCCGAGGAAGCAAGCGCGGGGGCGCAGTCCGACAAGGTGCCAGTAGCCATCTGCAAGTGGGATAGGGAGGAGCCCATAGCATCGATGAGGTTTGATGACTTCGTAGAGATACTAAAACTTGCATACAGGGGGAATGAAGATGGAGGTTTGGGAGCTACCATGGCAAAGACGGAAGATGGAGATACGGGAGTGTGACGAGAGAGGGTCACCCTCTAGTGAGATAACCATAACGCAGTACGCCAATTCACTGGAGAAGGTCAAAGAGATCTTCACCGAATCAGCAAACATTAAAAACGTTGTTCGACTACCGACATACAATAGCCCAGGCTCATCGGGCCGATGGTCTGTTACGTGGCGAGAGCAGCTAGACATAGAAACCAGCACAACATCCTTCACGGGGTGGAACAGGAGAAGGAAGGGGAAGAAGTAACAATGAAAGCATCATACGGTGGACACAGCGAACCCAGTCGGGTTCCGGTTTTACTGGGTATTATGGTGGTAGCAACAGCGGGGCACATGGCAATTAACGACTGGGGTATCAGCAAGGTGTCCCGGATGCTGCCGTTCTATCCTGACGAGCCACGTACAGTTGAGCACTCTGCGATCTTGCACGAGACTCACCTTAAATCCCAGCTTGTAAAAGCAGAACAGCGAATAACCGAACTCTCCGAGCAGGCTATCCCCGAAGAAAGGGAGACACCGGAAGAGGAAAAGGAAAGATGGGAAGAGCAGAAGAAGCACTTGCTTGCTCGCATTGCCGAGCTTGAAGAGAAGATTCTCTTAGTGGTGAGCGCTAACGGAGAGCACACCAGCAACGATAGCGAGTTTATTGGAAGATTGGCAGAGGAGGCGGGGCTATGAGCCGCAAGAAATTATTCAAGGAAGACCATCGCCGCCTTCGGGGGATTGTTGAAACAACTATTCTGCTGACCAATGAATGTGCAGACAGGAGTGCTGAGTATTATCGCCGATACCAGATAGAGGGCCACAAGCAAGACCTTGAGCTAAGCGACCAGTTGCACCGTGTGGTTGTGGATCTAAAGGCACTGGAGTCTAGAATGGGGGACGGATCTCCCTTAGACAAAGCCCTCACGGAAAGGGTTGCGAAAGAGCCTGGATCTATTGGATTGTTCTTCGGGAAAAAGAGCCCGCACAACGAGGGCACAGTAGAGCAAGTAGCTAGCTAGTTCATGGGGTAGAGGAAAAAGCAGTTCCTTTTTTGTTATCTTTCTTAGGACTGTGGCCAGCCTCGCAATTGCCTAATCTTTGCCCTTCGAGGGAGTTCAAACTCTGCTCTTAGGCAATGCCCCACCTACACGATTGCGCAAATGTATCCACCACATATGAAGTAAAGGCTTAGCGCGGCCATGGATAATTGTCCCATCTGGCCATAGGCTTGTTTACTTCACCCCTGGTGTCGAAATGCACAAAGGTTCCATAGAGGCCCAGGCCGTAATTCATTCCTTCGTATCTTCGAGCTATCCCCTCAAGGGTCACATAGAGCTTTAGGATGTGCTCTCCATGCCGTTTGCCTACATCTGAATAAG